GCCGGGCGAGAGGCAGCCATCGCTGCCATCATCGCAAAGGGCGAGGCAACCCGCGCCAGCATCCTCGGCGCGCTGACGAAGCCCATGACCGCGACCGACTTGGAAACCGCCCTTGGCCGCACCCACCAGCTTCTCAACCGGCACCTTCGCGTTCTGGAAAGTCGCGGCAAGGTTGTCGCGCAGAAGGCCAAGGGCGTGAAGATATGGCACCGGGTGCAGGAGGCCGCCGAATGAGAACCCCCCTTCCCCAGCGCCGCAGCAACATCACCCGCGCCGTCGAATGGAACGGCCACGCCTTCACCGTGACCATCGGGCTTGACCCCGCGACGTGGCGGCCCGCCGAAGTCTTCGCCGACACCGCCAAGGGCGGCGACATGGCCGCAGCACTGGCCGACGCCTGCGTGGTCATCAGCCTGGCCCTGCAGCACGGCATCACGCCCGCCGATCTGGCGAAGTCGCTGGGCCGCGTTCCCGTCCTGTGGGGCGAGGAAGGCCAAGACGCCCCGGCATCGCCCATCGGCGCAATCGTGGAAGCGATACAGGGGGAGGTGCGGGGATGATCCTCAAGGAAGAACGGATCGGCGGGCAACGGCTGATTTTGGGCGATTGCCTGCAGGTCATGCCGCTGCTGGGCAAGGTGGATGCCGTCGTGACGGACCCGCCTTATGATCGAACCGACTACGCCTGGAAATATGTTGACGTGCAAACGCTGGGCCTCTCTGAATTGCACGGCTTTTGGTTCTGGCAGGCAAATCAAGCATTTCCTCTAAAGTACACGGCGCACCATATCTGGTCGAAGTGCAATGTGTGCGTTGGCGATACTGAGCCGTATGAAAGCATCTTTGAAGTCTGCGGCGGCACATACTGCGGGGTATTCCGCAACTCCGTAATCAACTGCGAAATGAACGCGGTGATTAACGGCGACGAATACCACCCCCATCCGACACAGAAGCCGATCAAACTTATGCGGCGTCTAGTGAAGCGAACAAAGGGCGCTGTCCTTGATCCCTTCATGGGCAGCGGCACCACCCTGGTCGCCTGCCAGCGCATGGGCCGTCAAGGCATCGGGATCGAACTGGACCCGGATTACTTCGCCATAGCCTGCAAGCGGGTGGACGAGGCCGCGCGCCAGCCGGACCTGCTGATCACCCCGCCCCCGCCGCAACCCACGCAGGAGAAGCTGTTTTGACATCCAAAGCCGAACGCAAACGCCGCCGCGTCAAGCGCGCCAAGATCACCCTGCCCGGCGGTGAAGCCATCCCCCAGCGCCCGGCGGGCCGCGACCGCCGCCACACCAACCAACCCGAGGATGCCATGCAGACCGTCACACTCGCCCGCCAGCGCCGCACGGGCATCACAGACCCGCAGGACGCCCGCCAGCCCATATGCGGAACCGACATGGGGCTATGTATCCGCCACATCGCCAAGGGCGAGGATCGCGCCACCCTCTCCGACGCATGGGCCACGCTGTCAGCCGCCCATCGCAACTACCGCCTGCTCATCATCGGCCAGACCGGCGACCCGCAAGGCGCGGCAATCCCCATGCTGCCCGAGCCGATGGAGACGGACCAGTCGCTGCGGGTGGACCTGCGCACCCATGAGCAGCGCGTAGAGGCCGCCAGACGGGCCTGGCATCTGTGGTGGGCCAAGATCAAGGCCCTGCCCACCCCGAACCACCGATGGGCCATCAGCGGCGCGCTGGACGGCTTCATCGGGGACGGGGCCTTGTGGAGGGACCGCGCGCCGACCACGACAGGAAGCGTTGCTGTGCAGGCGTTGCGGTTGATGCTTGACAACCGCCGATAAGTGGGTAGGCTGACGATAATCGAAGCGGTTTGCCCAAAGGCAGGCCGCTTTTTGCGTTCCTAAACAATCACGGGAATCAGACATGGGTCAGGTCGGTGGGAAGCGCCCTGGCGCTGGCCGCAAGCCTGGCGCCGTGAGCAAAGCCAAGCGTGAACTTGCGGAAATGGCCAAGGAACATGCCGAACAAGCTTTGGCAGTGCTGGCCGAGATCATGGCAAAGGGCGAGAGTGATGCGGCCCGTGTGAGCGCGGCGAACTCGATCCTCGACCGGGGCTTTGGCAGACCGTTCCAGTCGCTGCACCATTCCGGCCCGGCAGGCGGCCCGATTGCCACCATCGACGCAGGCAGGATCAGCACCGAGGCTCTGCGCGAAATCATGGGGGCGGTGAGTGACGAAACCGCTGAACCTCACGAGGGCTGACTTTCTCGCGCTGGAGCGGGAACTGTGCCGACGGTCCTTGGCGGACTTCGCCAAGCGCGCATGGCACGTTCTGGAGCCCGCCACGCCGCTCAAGTGGGGTTGGGCGCTGGACGCGATCTGCGCCCATCTTGAAGCCGTTACGGAAGGGCAAATCAACCGGCTGCTCATGAACGTGCCGCCAGGCACAATGAAGTCGCTATTGACCGGCGTAATATGGCCAGCCTGGGAATGGGGGCCGCGCAACAAGCCGCAGTCTCGCTTCCTTGGAACGGCCCACAAGCAAGACCTCGCGGTGCGGGACAGCATGAAATGCCGCCGCCTGATCCAGTCGCCGTGGTATCAGGCGCTCTGGCCGACCGGCCTCACGACGGACCAGAACGCGAAGACCAAGTTCGAGAACGAGGCAACCGGCTTTCGTGAAGCGATGGCCTTCACCAGCATGACGGGTTCGCGCGGTGACCGCGTGATCCTAGACGACCCGCTTTCGGCGGATGACGCGAACTCGGAAGCCGCGCTGCGTGCCGCAGAACTGACTTTCACCGAGGCCCTGCCCAGCCGGGTCAACAATGACCGATCCGCCATTGTGGTCATCATGCAGCGCCTGCATGAACGCGATACGTCTGGCATCATCCTCGACCGTGGCCTTCCCTACGTCCACCTGTGCCTGCCGATGAGGTTTGAACCTGACCGGCGTTGCGTGACGCCGATCTTCACCGATCCGCGCACCCATGACGGAGAGTTGCTGTTCCCTGAGAGGTTCAGCGAGGCGCAGGTTGCAGACCTTGAGCGAACGATGGGAAGCTACGCCAGCGCCGGGCAGCTGCAACAGCGTCCTGCCCCGCGTGGTGGCGGCATGTTCCGCCAAGACTGGTTCAAGGTGGTCGACGCCGCGCCTGTCGGATGCCAGTGGGTGCGCGGCTGGGATCTGGCAGCCACGGCCAACGACAACGCGGCTTGGACAGCAGGAGTAAAGATCGGACGCGCCCCAGACGGGCGGTTCTACATCGCGGACAGCCGCCGCATTCAAGGCACTGCGGCAGATGCCGAGCGGCTGATCGTGAACACGGCAAGTCAAGACGGGCAAGCGGTCACGGGCTCATTGCCGCAGGACCCGGGCCAGGCGGGCAAGGCGCAAGTGCAATATCTGATCCGCCAGCTGGCGGGTTACGCCTATCGGGCATCGCCGGAGAGCGGTGACAAGGAAACGCGGGCACTGCCTCTGGCAGCGCAAGCAGAGGCCGGAAACGTCCTGTTGATCCGGGGTGACTGGAACCGGGACTTTCTGGCCGAACTGGAGACATTCCCGATGGGTAAGTTTAAGGATCAGGTGGACGCGGCAACGCGGGCCTTCTCCGATCTCGTCAAGCCGCAGCCACAGACATTGACGCGGGTTGTGGGTGGCCTCGTATGACCACCATCGCCACCCTTCACCCGGCACTGACAGCCGAACGCCGCGCCGAATGGCAGCTGATGCGCGATGCAATGGACGGGGAAAGCGCGGTCAAGGCACGGGCCGACGCCTACCTGCCCAAGCCGGGCGGGTTCAAGAACAATCCGGCCACTGAGACCGCGCTGTATGACGCCTATCGCCTACGGGCGCAGTTCCCCGAGATCGTGGCGCCGACTGTGGCCGCGATGATCGGCATCATTCACGACCGCGAGATCGTGATCAAGATGCCAGACGCCATGCAGTTCCTTTGGGAGGACGCGGACGGTATGGGGTTGCCACTGGAGGCTTTCCACCGCCGGATCACGCGGGAACTTCTGGTCATCGGGGCCTATGCGGTCCTAGCCGATGCGCCAAAGGATGGCGGCGACCCGTTCCTTGCGGGCTATGCGCGGGATGCGGTCATCAACTGGGACAAGGACTGGTGGGTTACTGACGAAACGTCGATGATCCGCAAGGGATTCATCTGGGAGAAGCTGGAGCGCTATCGCCTTTTCACCATGGGCGACGGCGGGTATGAGCAGTTGCTATTTGAGGCCCCGGCGCTTGTGGCCGAGGAAATCCAGATCACCGGGCGCGGCGGCGCACGCTTGCCCCGCATCCCATTTGCCGTGGGCAGCGCCCGTGACCTATCGCCCAGGATCGAAGCCCCGCCGCTGATCGGTGTCGCGCGGGCCGCCCTGGGCATCTACCAGCTTTCGGCGGACTACCGTTGGCAGCTCTACATGTCCGGGCAGGAGACGCTGGTCGCCATCAACGGCAAGGGGCCGTCCATGGTCGGCGCGGGCGTCATCCATGAAATGCAAGGCGCGGAAGGCTTGGCGCCAGATCTGAAATACGTCAGCCCAACATGTTCTGGGATCGAGGCGCACAAGGCAGCTATCGAAGACCTGCGGATTCAGGCCATCCACGCAGGCGCGCGGCTGGTCGAAACGTCACAGGCCGACGAAAGCGGAACTGCCCGGCAAATGCGGTTCGCGTCAGAGCTGGCCACCCTGACCAGCATCGCGCAGAACTCATGCGCCCTGCTTGAACGGTCTCTGCGCAACGTGGCGATGCTGATGGGACTCGGTGAAGCGGCAGAGGCGGCCATTGTCGTCACGCCGCCGACAGACCTGCTCGATACGACCATGACCCCGGCCGACGCCGAGGCGCTGATGCGCGTCTGGCAGGGCGGCGGCATGGCTTGGGAAACCTACTACGCGAACCTTCAGCGGGGCGGGATCGCCTCCAGCGAACGGGACGCGGACGAAGAATACGCCCTGATCGAGGGTCAGGACGGGGGCAATGACGCCCAAATCAACCCCGATGGGGTGACAATCTAAGGAGCCGTGCCGATGGCACTCAAAGCCTTGCTCGAAACGCTTGAAGGCGTCGATGACGCTGTGAAACCCTTCTACGCCGAAGCCGATGGCAAGTTCGTCTTGCAGGTCGAAGGCGTGGATGACCACCCCGAAGTCGCCAGCCTGAAGAACGCCTATTCCCGCACCAAAGCGGACAAGGATGCTGCGAAGACAGAGGCCGCAAGCCTCAAGGCGCAGATCGCCGAACTTCAGAAGGGCGCGCCAGACACCGCCGCGACGCAGGCCAAGCTGTCCCAGCTGCAAGAGCAGCTTGAGGCGGCAAATGCCAAGGCGGGCGAGTGGCAGACGAAGTACACTGGCGTCACCCGCGACCAGGCTCTTGCCGGTTCGCTGCAGGCCGCCGGGATCACCAGCCCGACTTTCCTCAAGGCCGCGCAGGCCATGCTTTCAGGCATGGTGAAGCTTGGCGATGACGGGTCGGCCTATGTCGAGACCGGCATGGGACCGAAGATGCTGGGCGACTTCGTGAAAGGGTGGGCCGCAAGCGAGGGCAAGGACTTCGTGACGCCACCGAAGGGCGGCGATGCGCGCGGACAGGACAAGTCCCGCAGCGGCAAGACTATCGCTGCCGCCGATCTTGAGGCCATGACACCGGAAGCGAAAGCCAAGTTCTTCCGCGAAAACCCTGGTGTCGTGGTCGCTTAACCCACGCCCGGCCATAAGGCGGGCAAACTGAAAAGGAACGCCTCATGGCAAACACTCTCACCGCATTGCAGCCGATCCTCTTTTCGGTTGCCCAGGAAGTCTCGGCCGAACCCTTCGGCGCGGTTTCCGCCATCAACACCAACTTCGACAGCAAGGGCGTCGCGGTCGGCGATCTCGTGAAGGTTCCCATCGCGCCGATCAGCTCGGCGTCGGACTTCACCCCCGCCGCAACGGCCAGCACGGGATCGGATGCGACCGCTTCCGAGGTCTCGGTGCAGATCACCAAGTCGCGCAAGACTTCCTTCCACCTGACCGGCGAACAGCTTCGCTCGCTGGACAACGGCGCGACTTCGGCGGAATGGATTCGCCAGATGGTCGGGCAGATGATGCGCACCTTGCGCAACGAAGCCGAGGTCGATTGCGTCAGTGCGATCTACACCGGGGCATCGCGGGCGACCGGCACGGCTGGCACCAACCCGTTCGCTTCCGCCCTGACGCCGCTGGCCGACGTGCGGAAAATCCTGCGGGACAACGGCGCGCCGATGGCGGATATGCAGTTCGTTGGCGACAGCACTTCGGAAGCGAACCTTCTGAAGCTCGGCGTCGTGCTGGACGCATCGCAGGCCGGGACCGACGAGGAACGCCGTTCCGGCATGATCCGTCGTCAATACGGCTTCGAAATGCGGACCTCTGCAGGCATCACCCAGCACACCGCTGGCGCTGGTGCTTCCATGCTGATCAACGGCGCCGAGGCTCTGCGGGAGACCACGCTGACCATCGACACGATGACCGTTAACACCACCGGCATCAAGGCAGGGGATGTGATCACCTTTGCTGCCGACAGCAACAACAAGTATGTGGTGAACACCGGTCTTGCTGCGGCGTCGGGCAACATCGTGATCGGTCGCCCTGGCCTTCGCGTTGCCATCCCGGACAACAACGCGATCACCATCGGCGGCAGCTACACGCCGAACCTCGCCTTCGAGCGCGGATCCGTTGTGGGCGTCATGCGCCCGCCGGTCATCCCTGCCAACCCGACGATCTCGCAGACGCTGATCACGGATGGCATGGGCATGACCTACCTTCTGCTGGACATCGCGCAATATGGCCAGCGGACTTGGGAACTGCACCTGGCGTGGGGCTTCAAGGCCGTCCAGTCGGAGCACATCGCCATCCTCATCGGCTGATCTTTCTGAGGGGGCGGGCACCCTCGCCCCCTTTCTCAAGATCAGAGGTTCGCCAATGGCACTCATCATCGAAACCGGCACAGGCTCCTCAACTTCGGAAGCCTATGCCGACGCGGCGGCCTACGTCGCGTGGCACACGGCTTACCGGGGCGCAGCGCCGACTGCAGATACGACCACCATTGAGGCCGCGATCAGGCGCTCAGTCTCCTATTTGGACGCATTGCGCTGGGTTGGAACGAGGGTCAACGGCCGGTCGCAATCGCTTTCATGGCCCCGCCAGGATGCTGTGGACGGCGAGGGCAACGAGATTGCGGAGACGGACATCCCCGCCGAGATGATCAGCGCACAACATGCGCTCACCCGCGCCGAAATTGCGTCTCCTGGGGCGCTATCGCCAGATGTGACCCTGAGCGGCAAGAAGGTGCTGACCGAGGTAAAGGGCATTCGCTGGGAGGTGCAGAAGTCGGGCAACACCGTCGACGCAGCGCGGCAAGTCGTGACCGAGGCTATGGATTTGGTGAAGGGCCTGCTTATTGGCGGCGGGTCTGATACCAGAATGCTGGAGCGGGCATGAGCGAAGATTGGGCCGCCATCGCCGCAGAGGTTGAGGAAGCCATCGCTTCGGTCGGCTTTGCGGCCACGCTTGAGCGGCAGTGTGAGACGGATGGCTCGGAAGGCGGCGCGGAATATGCCACGGTCGGCGAGATCATCGTCATTGACGATCAGGTGGCAAAGCGCGATGCAGGTGGAATGGTCACAGGTTCGCGGCGGGTTCTGACGGTCAAGGGCAATGGCACCGTCCCTGAAAAGGGCTGGCGCGTGAAGGTGCGCGGGACGTGGCACCGGATTGCCGTGGTGATGCCGCTGGCGCCGGGTGGGGTTGACCTGCTGTTTGATCTGGAACTGGAGGGCTAGGCTTGGCTCGCTTCCCCACTGCCCTGCAGCGCCAGATCGACGCGATGGAGCCGGTCATTCGCGATGCCTTCCTGCGGTCCATCATGGACATCAGGTCAGAGGCGCAGATGGCCCTTGTGATCGACGCCATCAAGGCCGGTGATGTGCAGCGGCTGGTAGCGGTGCTGAACCTGGACCCGGCGTTCTTTGCCCCGCTGGATCGGGCTATTCAAGGGGCCTACATCGAAGGGGGATTCCGGGCGCTGTCCGGTCTGCCGGTCATTCCCGACCCGGACACCGGGGGAAAGTTGTAACCCGCTTCGACGCGCGCAACCCGCGCGCGGAGCGGTGGATGCGCCAGCAGGCGGGCAACCTGATTGAAGGCATCGTAGAGGACAGCAAGGAAGCCGTGCGGCTGGCCCTTGAGGCAGGGCAGGCCGAAGGTCAGAACCCGCGCGCGACGGCGCTGGAAATCACGGGCCGCATCAACCGGGCCACAGGACTGCGGGAAGGCGGCATCCTGGGCTTGAACGCGGCGCAGACGGACGCGGTCATCCGGGCGCGGGCTGAACTCCTGAGCGGCGACCCAGCGCAACTGCGGAACTACCTGACGCGGGCGCGGCGGGATGCACGGTTTGACCGGTTGGTTCAGAGGGCGATCAGGGATGGCAAGCCGCTGTCTCGCGCCGACGTGGACCGGATCACGGGGCGCTACAAGGATCGACTCTTGGCTCTGCGTGGCGAGGTCATAGCCCGGAATGAAACACTGGCCGGGCTGAACGCGGGGAAAGAGGAAGGCATTCGGCAACTGGTGGAATCCGGCAAGGTCCAGCGGTCGCAGGTCAAGAAAATCTGGCGCGCAACCGGCGACGACAGAACGAGGGACAGTCACCTTGCGTTGAACGGTGCGGAGGCGGGGCTTGACGAGCCGTTCGTCTCCCCCCTGACCGGGGCGCAGATGATGTTCCCGCACGATACGTCACGCGGGGCACCGGCGAGCGAGATCATCCAGTGCCGGTGCTACTACGAAATCAAGATCGACTATTTCGCGCCGTTCAGGGGCAGATGAACAGGTAATCCACCAGCCAAGCATCGCCTTCGATGCCAGTGCCTGAGGCGAACTTCGCGCCGGGGCAAACCTCTTGTGCCTGAGCGACCACCGCGGGGGTTGGCTCGAAGCCCTTCCCGGCATTGGCAAGGCTGAAATCCCCGCCGCTGCGGATTGTCACGGTGTTGCCGTTGTAGGCAGTCACTGCGCCGGGTGCATCAGGGGCAGGGACGCAGGCGGCAAGGACCGGCAGGGCGAATAGGGCAAGGCGCATCGGTTCCTCCAAAGGGAAAACGAAAACGTGAGCACCTTCACCGCGCAAATCAAGGCCTTCGCGGACAAGTCGAAGGAAAAGATTGAGGCTGTGGTCAAACAGTCAGCCCAAGAGGTATTCAGCATCGCCCAGACGCCCAAGGCGGCGGGGGGGCGGATGCCGGTGGACACGGGCTTTCTGCGCAACTCGCTGATCGCCGACATCAACGGCGCAGCGGTCGGTGGCGGGGCGGATGCCTACGTCATGGCCATCGCAGGAATGGAGATCGGCGACACCGTGTTTGCCGGTTGGACGGCCAACTACGCCCGCTTCCAGGAATACGGGACCAGCGCCTTCGCGGGCAACTTCTACATGCTGAGCGCTGCCCAGCAATGGCAGGCCATCGTGGCACGAAACGCGGAACTCGTCCGCAACCTCTGACGGAGAAACCCAATGCCCCTTACCGCCAAGATCAAGGCCTCTGTCGAGGCTGTCCAGACCGGGTCGAACGACTACGGCGCCCCGCGCTTTACCCCTCAGCTTGCATCCCTCATCGAACTGGCCAGCGGCACGGTCGCGGATGCCGCAGACCTCATCTTCGTGGATGAGCGCACCGTCGCCTCGGCATCGAACGACGATATCGACCTTGCGGGCGCGCTGACCAGCGCCCTGGGATCGACCATCACTTTCGTTGAGATTGTTGCGCTGTTCATCATCAACAAGTCGAAAGCGGGTGTGGCGAACACCACAAACCTGACCATCGGCGTTGGTTCCAACCCGTTCCTCGGCTTCCTGGGAGGCACCACCCCGACCATCGGCCCGATCCGGCCCGGTGGCCTGCTGTTGCTGGCCTGCCCCGCTGATGTGGGCATCGGCACGGTCACCGCTGGCACGGGGGACATCCTGCGCATTGCGAACTCCTCCGGCGCTTCGGCGACCTACCAGATCGCCATCATCGGGCGCTCGGCCTGACCATGAGCCAATCGGCCATCGGCGCGGCGATCAAGGCACAGATCGCCACGCTCAGCTTTTCCCCGGCGATCCCGGTGGCCTGGCCGAACAAGGACTTCAAGCCGCCGACCGGCGACAACGCGCGCTTTCTGCAGGTGCAGATCATCCCGGCGCCGAATGAACGCATGACGCTGAACGGCAGGCATCGCCGCTCGGGTTCGGTGGTCATCACCGTGGCCAGCCGGGTCAACAACGGAAGCGGCGAAGGCGATGGGCTGGCAGATGCCGTGGCCGAGCACTTCGCCTGCGACACGATCCTTACAGCGGGCGGTCAGCGCCTGCGGATTACGGAAGCCCCAAGCGTTCGCGAGGGGCTGCTTGATGGCGGCTATTGGCGAACGCCGGTCGTCATCCCCTACGAACTCATGTTCTAAGCCCGCCCGCGCCTTGGGCCAGCGCAAACCATAGGAGACAGCCATGGCTGATCTTTTCGCAGTTGCAGACAGCAAGATTTTCATCGGGCAGGCGCTTGACAGCCAAGCCGCAGACTTCGTCGCCGCAGACTTCTCGGGCCAGACCTGGCAGGAAGTGGACGGCTGGGAGACTTGCGGGGCCATCGGCGACACTGCCGAAACCATCGCCACGCCGCTCATCAACCGGGGCCGGGTCGTCAAGATCAAGGGCACCAACGATGCGGGGACGTGGGAAAACACCTTTGCCGCCCTGCCGACCGACGCGGGGCAGATCGCGCTGATCGCGGCGCAGGCCACCACCGACAATTACGCATTCAAGGTCGAGTGGGGCAACGGCGAAACCTGGTATTTCATCGGCATGGTCATGTCGAAGGGCAAGGCCGGGGGCAGCGCCAACACCGCTGACATGCGGAACTTCACCATCGAAATCAACTCGAACATCGTGGAGGCGTAATGCCTCCGCGCAAGAAAGCAGAGCCTCATCCGCTCTTTGCCCGGAAACGGCTTGAACTGGCGGCAGACGGGGCGTGGGTCGATGGCAATGACGTGCCGTCGCTTGGCAAGGGCGCGCTGATGGTCAGGGGCCTGTCATCTGACGCGGCGCGCGATGCCTTCAACAGCAAAGCCCGCACCACCCCGCCAGAGGGGCGGGCGCCTGACAAAACGATCCTACCCAGCGTTCACGCCCGCCATACCCGCGAAGTGCTTTCGCAGGTCTGCATCCTCGACGCCCGCGATCTGCCTTTCACGGCGGATCAGGTGCGGGCCATGGTTCTGGACGCGGGCTATGAGGCACTGATCGGAGCCTGCATTGCCGCCTGTCAGGTGGTCGACATTCGGGCGCAGCAAGCCGACCAGACGGAGACACTTTCGGGAAACTCGTAAGCCTCGTTTTGTGGCAGGCGCGGCACGGTCGGAACGTGGCCGAATTGCGGAAACGAGGCGCCCCGATCCCGCAATACATGGAACCCCCGGAAGCTGTTCCTGGTGTTCTGCCGTGGTTTGAAGCCTTCTGGGAATTGTCGACGGATCGGGCCTACGCGGGCGGCCCGATCCCCGCCGCAAGCATCGCGGCATGGCCGGTGGATGAGCATGAGCGGGCTGTTTTCCGCCAGTGCATCCGGGCCGCGGATGCCGCCTACCTCGAGCATCTGAGCCAACCGACCGAACCGCCTAAAGGCATCGCCACCCCGGCGGCAGTGAAGGGCAAGCGTAAATGACCGACGTTGCACAGCTAGGCATCCGGGTGGACTCGACCCAGACCGAGCGCGCCGCCAAGGAACTGGACGAACTGGCGCTGTCCGCTGGCCGTGCGGACATGGCTGCTGATCGCTTGTCGAACACCTCTGGCCGGAAGCTTGCCCCCGGCATGGCCGCAGGCGGGCAACAGTCCCGCATGATGGCGATGCAGCTTTCTCAGGTGGCGCAACAGGCAAGCGCCACGGGGAATTGGGTGCAGGCCCTGTCCATCCAGCTGCCGGACATGGCGATGGGCTTTGGCGCGGTGGGTATCGCGGCTGGTGTTCTGGCGAGCGTTGCGCTCCCGGCGCTAGTGAGCATGTTCACAAGCGGCAGTGCGGAAATTAAGACGTTTGAAGAGGCCATGGGTGATCTGGCAGACGCTCAGGCTGCGTTGAAGTCGTCCACCGAAACGTTAAACCTGACGCTCCCGGAGCTCTACGAAAGATACGGCCTCTACGCATTCGCAGTGCGTGATGCCACGCGCGCCCTGATCGAGCACCAGGCAGCGGAAGCGCAAATCCAGCTTGGAAAGACGCTGATCGAGGCCGCGCCCCTCGTAGAGGCCTATGCTGACGCTATTGGGCGCGGCACCGTAGCGATGGCCAACGATCTGGGCATCACTGTTGGCAAGGCGCAGGAATTGCAGGCGGTGTTCGCGCGGCTGCGGGATGCTGTGACATTCGAGGATAAGATCGCGGCAATCCGCGATGTCGAAAGCGCGCTCCGGCAGGCTGGCGTGAACTCCGCACAGCTTCCGGCAGAACTACGCAAGGCGCTGATCGAGGGCAACCAAGCCGCCATCGCAATGGCAGAACTGAAGAAGACGACCGAAGACGCCAAAGCAGCGGCAGATGCCCTCTCAACGGCTGGCCCAGGGGCCGGATGGCTTTCGGGTGCAATCAGCGAGGCTGCTGCGCTTGCAGTACAACTGTGGGATGCCTACGCGGCCAAGGCGGCTTTGGCCGGTGCGTCAGAGGGGCCGGGCGTGGGCGGCGGGCGTGGCATGGGGCCTGGAGGCCCGCTGATCGGGTCGGCTGATCTGGCCGAATTGCAGGCGGGCGGCGGCGTTATTCGCACAATACCTACTCGCGGCGGCGGTGGAGGAGGTGGGGGCGGCGGTGGTGGGTCCGACCCTTACGCCACCGAACTGCAGGCCCTGATCGAAAACCTGCGGTCGCAGCGTGAGATTGAGACGGAATGGTATGAGGAAAACCTCGCCATTCTGCAGGACCGCCGCGCGGTGGAGATCATGGGCAAGCAGGCCCACGATCAGGCCATGATTGACCTGCATGAGGAATATCAGCGCCGCATCGCGGAGATTGACGCAGAGGCGCAACAGCGCCGGATCAGCGACACGGCCAACCTGTTCGGGGCGCTGGCCAGTGTGGCTCAGGCTGGCGGGCAGAAGACAGCCAAGATCGTCGCCACGTTCCAAGCCATCGAGGGCACGGTCAACGCCTATGGCGCGGCCATCAAGGCGCTTAACACTCCGGGCATCACGCTTGCGGGCCGGTTCGCGGCCTATGCCTCGGTGCTGGCGGCAGGCCTCAAGGGTGTTGCGGCCATTCGGTCGGCGGGCGGCATCGGCGGTGGCGGGGGCACCGGTGGATCGGTCCCTGCGCAAGGCGTGACCGGCGGTGGGCCTGCGATTGAATACAAGGTCTACGGCATCGACCGGGACGCCCAATACAGCGGCGCGTTCTGGGAAAAGGTCTGGAACGGACTGTTCGAGGAAGGCAAGCGGCGCGGCATTTCCGGCCCGCAGATGGTGTTCGTATGATCGTGATCGTCCCAGGAACCCCGGCTTACGATGAACTGAACGCCCAGCCGATGGTGTCCTATCGCAACCTCCTGGCCGAGGGCACTATCACCGACGCGCTTCTGCCGTCGGGCGCACCCCGGGCGGATGCGGTGACGCAGGACACGAGCGAGTATTGGGCGCCGACTGGATCGGATACCTTCATCGTGACCATGGCCGCGCCGGAGGCCGCTGACTGCGCTTTCTTCGCGGCGCACACGCTATCCGGGGTGTTGGTCAGCATCCAATACAACGCTGGTGCGGGCTTTGTTGAGATCACCAACTACACCCCCACCAGCAATGACCCGTTCATGATCGTTTTTCCCGAGACGACGGCAGGGACATGGGCCTTCACGGTCAGCGCAGCCTGTCAGGTCGGGGTTGCGTGGATCGGGCCGCGGCTGGTCATTCCGGGCGGGGTTGTCCCGGACTATGTCCCTGTGTGGGCTGCTGAGCGGCTTGAGAAGTTCCCCGCCGTCACACGGCGCGGGCACTTCCGGGGGCAGAGGATTGAGCGGGCGGGGGCAAGTCTATCGGCGCAATTCATGCCGATCACGCACACCTTTGCGCTGAGTGACATGGCCGACTTCCGCGACCACTTTAACGAGGGGAACGCCTTTGTCTGGGCCTCAGCCCCAGGAGTGTTTACCAGCGACGTGGCTTATTGCTGGGCCGATCAGGACAAGACGCTGAGCATGGCCATTCGGGCAGGCGGCAACCTCGTCAACCTCTCCATGCAGATGGAGGCCTACGTTGAGCGATGAGGTCTTCGAGTGGGTCGAGATTGACCTTCCCCTGTGCACCCGAACTTACGGCACGGCGCCCTGCACCGCTGCGCTTTCGGCGCAGAACCCCGACAAGTGCTTCAACCTGCGGGCCGGGTGTCAGGACTCGGCAAACTTCCTTCTGGGCACACCTCTCACCCTGAAATTCTCCAAGATCGGGGTGCCGCTTCCGGCTGGGTTCAAGGCGTTCCCGGTCCTGAAATCGGTTCGGCAATCATCCACCACGGCAAACATCGGCGGGGCTGATCCGCGCTATGGCGCTTTGGGCAAGCAAGCCACGATGGACTTCGAACTGGAGGACTTCACGCACCACGAAAGAGGCGTCGACCCCTACGCCAGCGAACGCGTCACGGGGGCGGCGCAGTTTTCCGGTGTCGGGTATCGGCCAGAAGAACGCTCCATGTTCCTGGCCAAACTCAAGGCGAGGTTCCCGAACTACGCCGGGGGCGCGGTGCGGCTGTGCCGGGCCTACATCGTCAACGGCGTCATTACCGACCAGTCGACCTACCACCATCTGCTCAAGGAAATGGCTGGGCCGACTGGTGGCGTCCTGCAGGTGTCCGCATATTCGATCTTTGACCTGATGAATGGGAAAACGGCGGTTTGCCCACGCCCAACGCGCGGCGTCCTGACGCTGGACATGACGAATGTTGCGACGACCTTCAACGTCACGCCATCGGGCATCGGTGATCTGGAATATGACGCCTCTGGATACCTGACCATCGGCTCCGAGGTCATGGCGTTCACCCGCGTTGCCGATGCCTTCACGGTGACCAGAGGACAGAAGGGCACTACAGCGGCAACCCACAGCCTTGGCGACACGGTTCAACAGGCCTGGACCTGCACCCGCGCCCGGTTGGATGATGTCGCCTATGAACTGATCACCGACTTCACCACCACCCCCGCGTCCTGGATCACGCTGGCAGATTGGGAAGCGGAGGTTACGCGCTGGGGATCGTCCGTCCTCTTGACCACCACCATCACTAGCCCAACACCGGTTGGGACGCTGGTGGGGGAACTGGCCGATCTGGGCTGCAACATCATACCGGACGAACGGGCGGCCAAGATCAGGCTGCGCATGAACCGGCCCATTGACGGAGATACGGTTTACAGCGTCACCGATGCGAACGCCTACCAGATCACGCAGGAAGACCGGGAAGAAGACCGGGTCACGCAGGTCTATTTCGTCCACAAGCGGGCCGATCCGACGAAAGGTCTGGGGTCCGGGGATGACGTGTCGAACTACCTGCGCCGCGCGCTGACGATCAACCCGGATGCGGTGGCCGTATATGGCGACGTGCGGACCCGCACCATCCGCACCCGCTGGCTTGATCAAGGCGACGACACCACGGTCGCCATCGTTTCCTGGCAGCTTCTGCGCCGGTTTGAAAAGGCCCCCATGCGGGTCAAGTGCCTGATCGACGCGCGCGACAAGGCGATCCTGCTTTCGGATGTGGTTGAACTCGAGACGGACGATCTTGCATCGCCTGTTGGCGAGGTGACGACCCGGCTCATGCAGGTGATCGGGCGGTCAGAACCGACCCCATACCATACGGTCGAGGTGGAGTTGCAGCGGTTCGAGTTCACGGGCCGCTTTGGCTACATCACGCCCAACACATACCCGGTCTATGGCACCGCCACCGACGCCGAGAAAGAGGCGGGCGCTTGGGCTGTGGACGAAGGCACCCTGCTTTTCTCTGACGGAACCGGACCCTACAGGATCATCTGATGGCCACTTATCGCGATATTGCGTCTACGGAAACCGATCCGCAGGCGCCGATCACCTCTGCGCTGATGAAGGCGCTGGACGCCAACGTTGATGCGACAGCCGAGGGCGCGACGGATTCGCCCGTCAATCAGACCGGCTGGCACCCCTACAACATGGTGAACGTCGGCGACGGCAACACCGGCCGCTTCTACGACTTTGCCACCGATGGCGCGCTGGCAACCATCACGACGCCCACCTTTGCCGACGGCTATGACTACCTGGTGCGATGGGTCGGGGCCAGCCCGGCAGGCGGCACACCGGTATTCCAGATCGGCGGAGTAAGTGTTTCGGGGAATATTGGCGGGGGGGCCTCGGTGACCGGTTTTCTGGAAATCCTTGCCCCAACCCTGCTGGACCTTCCCAAGATTGGGAGACTTCACTTCCGAGAACTGAGCGGTTCGAACGGCATCGCCCCGCAATCAACTGCGGCGGCAAGCCAGTTCAACGGCGACTTTGTCTTTGCGGCCATGGCGTCCGCACTGACCTCTGTATCCTTCAACTTCACGGCCCAAAACCATGATGGCGGGCAATACTACCTCTACCGCCGCCGCAACTTCATGTTCGGGTGACGGAATGACCTGCACTGCCATTCTGACCCTCAACGCATCCGGCGATTGGGCTGCGACCACGACAGCGACCGACGAGAACGGGGCCGCGCTGGACCTGACTGGGTTCACAGCCAGCATTGTCGACGTGACCGGCGAACTGACAGGCGCGCTGGCCGTGACCATCCCTTCGCCTGCAACCGGACAGGTGCGGCTGGCTGTGACGTGGCAGGGCGCATGGGCGACGACACAGCGCCGCCTCGGGACCGCCCGGCTTTCATTGGTGAGCGGCACCGACGAAAGCGTGAGCATCCCCTTTGCCGTCGATGTCAGCGGCCCGGGCATCCGGCTTGTCGTGCCCCGTGGTGCCGATCAGGCCTATGCCTTCACCTGGCCGGATGATCGCGACGGCGCGGACCTGACCGGCGAGACGGTGGACGTGGTGAACGCCAGCGCGACCCTTGCTTTGCTGGTGAGCGTGGTCGTCACCGATGCGGCGACCCGGGCCTGCGAGATCAGGATCGAGGGCGACCTGAGCGTGGCCCTGGGCGATGCCGGGACCTTCCAGCTGCGCCGCCGCACCGGCTCCACCGATCCCCGCACCACGCAACCCTTTGCCGTGAGCTTCCAATGACCGAGATTGTTCTTTCGTTCCCCGCGACGGGCGGCATGACGCTTTCGACCGTGGGCGTCCAGGGGCCTTCGGGTGGCGGCGGGGGCGGGGTGACCGACGGCGACAAGGGGGACATCACCGTCAGCGGGTCCGGCGCGACCTGGACCATCGATGCCGATGTGAAGGCCGCCCTGCGCGACCGTTCGACCCACACCGGGACGCAAGCCATCGCCACGGTGACCGGCCTGCAGACCGCACTGGATGGCAAGCAGGCGGCGCTGGGGTTCACGGCCGAGAACGCGGCGCAGAAAGGCGTGGCGGGTGGCTATGCCGGGCTGGACGGCACGGGCAAGGTCCCCGCGGCGCAGCTTCCCGCCTATGTCGACGACGCGATCGAGGTCGCAAACTTCGCCGCGCTTCCGGGCACGGGCGAGACGGGCAAGATCTACGTCACGCTGAACGACAACAAGACATTCCGCTGGTCCGGATCGGCCTATGTCGAGATCAGCCCTTCGCCGGGGTCGACGGATTCGGTGACCGAGGGGGCGGTCAACCTGTACCATACCGCAGTCCGGGTGCGCGGGACCGACCTGACTGGCTATTCCGCTGCCGGGTCGCGCACCGCCCTTGCGGCCAGCGACACGATCCTTGGGGCCTTCAACAAGATCGGGAAGTGGCTGGGCGACCTGGGCAGCGCCGCCTTCGCCGCGGCCAGCGCAGCGGGCCTGGCCATGCTGACGGCTGCCGATGCCGCGGCCCAGACCAATCTGCTGAACACCTTCACCAGCGGTGCGAAGGGCCTTGTTCCGGCATCGGGCGGCGGGACTACCAACTTCCTGCGGGCGGACGGGTCTTGGGCGGCGCCGAGCGGCAGCGGCGCCCCTGGCGGTGCGGATGGCGAGGTCCAGTACAACAGTGGCGGTGCTTTTGCGGGCGCGGCTGACGTGGAAATTGAGGGCGGTCAGCTTCGGCTTCCGGCCATTTCCACCCCCACGGCCCCGGCGGCGGATGGGTTGAAGCTTTTCGGGCGTAAACTAGGCGGGCGGTTGCTTCCCGCCTTTGTAAGCCCCAGCGGCATCGACAGTTCTTTGCAGCCGCACCTCGGGGGAAACCGAGCGCTTATCGTGACACCAACGTCGGGCACAACCGCCCCGGCGGTTATCGGGGGCAACATTGGTACGGCTGGAACGTTGTCCTTCCAGCAGTCGTTCACCAGTTCCAACCGATGGCTAAACACGGCCCGCAAGCGCACCACCACGACCACCACGGCAGGCAACGCAGCTAGCTTCCGGCAGGCCTACACCAACTGGATGCGGGGTTCCGCTGCGGGCTTTGGGGGTTTTTTCTTCCGAGCGCAATTCGGGGTGAACATCAACTTAAACGGGTCGCAGCTATTCGTGGGCCTTTGCCCGGCCACCGGGGCTTTGGGTGGAGATCCCTCCACAGACTTTCCGTTGAACATGTGCGGTATGGGATGGGACTCGGGAGACGCCAGCACAGGCAACTGGCAGTTCTTCCGCAACGACGGGACGGGGTCGCCAACCAAGGTGGATTTGGGCGCGACGAACGCGGCACGGGCCGTGGATGTTGGCTATGAACTAGTCATGTTCATGGCCCCAGGTGGTTCTGAACTGTTCGTGCAAATCACGAACCTGAACACCGGGGCCGACGTGCTGACAACCAGTTACACAACGGACATCCCCGCCGCCAATACCGGCCTTTGCCTGAAATGCGACGTGCGGAACGGTGCTGTTGCTGCGGCTGCGAACATCGAGTTCGCCAAGATTTACATCGAAGCCGACTACTAAGGAGACGGGCATGGCACGGCAACCAAGAAACCAGGCGACGGCGATCATCGAAGCCCCGACCACGGCGGCAATCGTCCAGTTGAGCAACCCGACATTCACCGATCAGGACACCATCCAGATGGACATGGCGGTCCTGTTCAACGGCTTTTCGGACAACTACAACGGCACGATCAGCTTTGCCCGCAACGCCACCACGACCGTCAAGAACAACGCGATCCGGGCCGAGGTAAATGCGCTTGTGGCGTCCATCGAAGGCGCTGGCCCGCTGAACAACGCCAACATCCAGATCGTCGGGCTGCCTGTCTGATAAACCCAAGGAGACACCATGAAAACCGAACGTGAACTTGTCGAATCCGCCCGTGACCGTCTGCGCCGCGCGGAAGCCCTGATCGCCCTTGCCATCAAGGACGTGAACGGCGTGGTCGGCATCAATGCAGAAGGCGGCAAGGCCGATCTGGCGAACGCTGCATTCACCGCACAGGCCAAGCTGACGCAAGCCCTCGGCGGTCTGCAAGTGGCCCATGCCGAAGGCACGGCCATCCTGCTTGCCAACTGGCCCGGCTTCGGCGCGGAAGTCGTTGTTCTCGGCCCCGGCAGATGAGCGGCAACCAGATCGCCTATGCGCTGATCCTGGCGGCGCTGTCCTATCCCGCATGGGGCAGGCAGCGCCACGCCCTGCTTGCGCTGTGGGGCAACCTGCTGGCCGTGCTGGCGATCTGCCTTGCAATGGACCTTGGCGCGCTGGACCGCAACGCGGCGACCGTTTCCATGATGATCGCTGATCTGGCAACCGGGGCGGCATTGTCCACAAAGCCGGGGGCCGCGCGCTTAATTGCCCTCGGCTATGCAATCACAATTCCGATCTACAGCATAAATCTTGTGTTCGGTTTACCCATTAGCGCAACCTTCGGTGTAGTATACATCGCAGCATATGCGCAATTAGGGGTGCTGGCGATTGGATCATTTGGCGGTGATGGCGGCGGCAATCGTCGCAGACGTGTTTCTCTTCGCCCTTCTCTGGCGCTTTCGCGGGGAAATCCGGGAATATATCCGGGGGCGATTTCGCGCAATACTTCGGAAAATCGGGTGCATTGATGACTGAGGATGAACGCCGCCGGATTGCCGAAGAAGCGCATAAAGAGGCAGACCTGACAAACCGGGTGAAAAACCTGGAGGCCGGAATGGCGGAAATCAAGGCAGGATTGGTTTGGGGAATGCGGGCGATCTGGGGTGGCGTTGTCTATCTGTTGATTCAGCTTTGGACCTTTGT